TAAAGGATTACCATCTACATCTAGAACATCATCGGAGATGTCAAAGAATTCACCTTGACCAAAGATAGCTTCCATGATCTCAGCGTGACGAGTCTCAATGGCTTGCTGAGTAGCTGGTGAGATGATCCGTGAACGCTCTGACTCACGAGTCTTATCCTCAGCAGCCCAGATACCTCGGAAGACTCGCTCATACTCTTGCCACAAGTCCATGTAGTTAGCATCTCTGTGGTCACGCCAGCGAGTAATGTGCTGAGTAACCCATGAGGTTAGTTCTTTCTCAGTCTCTGTAGGTTCCTCAAAGGACGTACCGTTCTTCTCGTCATCATTAAACTTATCATTAGTTAAAGCCATTGTGTTTATTCCTTGTTCATTACCATTTAACTTTGTTAGCCCAATAAGCCGCTGACATCTTACCTTTAGCTATGTTCTTAGCGTGTCTAGCTTTAAAGGAATCACTACGAGCTGAACCTTCAGGACTACCTGAGACACCTTGCTGTCCGAATCGTATCAGCTTAACCTCTTCACCATCTTTGGCTAAGACAGCATGACTCTTAGTTGAATGTCCGGGAGTTCTCTTAGGTTTGTTATAACCTTGGAACTCTTCACTACCTCTTTTAATAGCCATATATTAATATCCTTAGTAGCCTGAGATAACGTCTAAGACTTCGTAGTCATCATCTTCGTAGTCTTGGTTGTAGCTTGTGATAGCTAACTGGTCAATGTAACTTAAAGCATCTACCAAGTCATCATGTACACCAGCTGTTGGGAACATTACTAATTGATCTCTGAACTCACTCCAGTCTTCTTTCTCATTGAAGGATACCCTTCCATGTTCCATACGACCTTGTAAGCTCCAGACAACCCTATCAGTCTTCTTCTTATTACCGTGAGTTAAGTCCTGAATGTGAGCATAGATGTTATTCTTTCTCATCAAGTCATTCAAGTAGGGCAGTACTGCATTCTTCAATGCTCCTCGCTCAATACCAATGCTTGTAGGCTGGAAGTCTCTAATTACCTTTAAGATGTTCACAGCAGTCTCTCTAATGTCCCACCTACCATGCTGGATCTTATGAACCCACCAGTCACCATTGTCCTCTAGCTTAACTACTGCAATGGCTGTCTCATCTAGTCTCTTTTTAGATGCACCTGCATTCTTACCAACCTCTTCAAAACCTGCTAAGTCAATGGCTACAATGTATGTACCAAACTGAGGTTCTTCAGCAGTCTTGAACCATTCCTCTTTAAAGACATCTGCACCTGCAGTATCAAAGCTAGACAAGTACTCCTGCTTGAATGCGAATGAACTCAATGTTCTCTTTGCAGCCTCAACTTCCTTAGGATCAATAGTCTCATTGTCAGCTGTGGTGAAGTGCCATGACTTCCACTCATCGTCCCTGCGGGACTGTTCGTCATCTGCATCAAATTGACCTAGCTTAAAGATGTCATAGAACCAGTTACGACCTGATGGTGTTGAGATGAATAAAGCTCTACCTTTCTTGTCTGACAGTGAAGCTCGTATGATCTTCTGCCATGTATCTTCTTTAACGAAAGCACACTCATCAAGTACTACAAAGGTTAGTGAGACACCTCGAAGACTATCTGGGTTATCTGCACCCCTTACTAGAATCTTCCTACCATTAATCAGTGTTATCTCAAGATTATTGATGTGACTTGCTTTAATGACTGGTCTACCAAGCTCATGCAGTAAGTCCCACATAATCGTTCTAGCTTGTCCTAGGGTAGGTGCTATGTACATCACAGCTGAGCCTTCAGGACAGTTTAAACCTTCAATCAGTAACGATATAGCTGACAGCCTTGACTTACCACAACGCCTACCTGCAGCTACAACTTTAAAGCGAGTAGTATCTTTAAAGACACTCTGCTGCCACTTAAGCAGTTGGAAGTTAAGTTCAGTTGTCATACATCTATTACCTCATCACTTGTACTAACCATAGGACTATTAAGACCACTAATGTTAATACTAATCTGAGGCATACTACCACCACTCTTAGCTGCATCAAACACTGAAGCTGGTAATATCCTGTCCATTGCTAACTTAATTGCTGCCATCTGTCCGGGATGTTCATCATCCAAAGCTATCTGAATCATCTTATCAAGGATTCTAGTACCACCTGTGGCTAGTAATCTTTCCTTGAACTCTTGAAGTCTACCTGCATCACCTACAGGTCTACCTACCTTATTCTTTGTTCTGTTCTTAACTGCTTGAAGGTCAGTCTTTGGAGGTCTACCCTTACCACGCAGTTTGGGAGACATAACCATTGAGACACTATCATCTTGCTTTACTTCCATCGTCTTTGTCCTCTATAGGGGAGACTTTTACATATAGTACTATAGAGTACTAAGACATTATATTTAAGTTATATAGACATAACATTATAAGATACTTATATTAGTTATTAATATTAATTTACTTATAATATTTAATTTAAGTGGTATTTTAACTACTATGTTCCCCTACTAGGGTGTGCATATCAGCCTACTTAGTCTTAACTTAGAAGTGGGGTCAGGCTTCTCAGTAAACTCAATTATATCCTATGAAGAATATTGTATCATACTTTTGTCTGTTTGTCAAGCTTTTATTGTCATGTACACATATATTTTTACATTTATGTGATTGTAGTCACATATATGTTCACTTTAACGCTACGCTGAAGTTCCCTTACAAAGTGTCTGTACTTACACACAAGTACCTACATTTTAGATACTTTGTAGTCTACACTACTTTTACTTTATAAATCAAGTACTTATGGTTACTTCATCTGTCCCTAATTAGTCCTTTTTAGTTTTACTTTTTTGTGAACTTTAGAGGCTCCTACAACAATCTTCACATCTACGATGACCCTCCCCCCCTATGAAGTTAGTTAGTGCTTACTTCGCAGTGCCTACAAAGTCATAAGTACACTTACGAGTTTAAGTTAGTGAGTACTTACTAGCATACTTGCATGAAACGTTAATGAGAATCATTCGCATCTACAATGCTGGGGTGTGTAGGACGGTGTAGGATCCTTTGAAGTACTCTCAAGCATACTCTTAAGGGTATAAGTATATACTCTATAGGGTATGCACGTTTATACCAGGATTTTAGCATCAAGTCTTATATAAGACATAAGAGTACTCTTCTATAAGACATAAGATATAAGACATAAGAGTACGGTAAGACATAGGGTTTATACGTAAGGGTTTATAGTTTAAAAATAAATGTATTTGTAAGGTTCACGTAAGGTTCAAGCTTGATACTCTATCCATCGCAACAACAAACCAAAGGGTTTACATATGACACTTGAACAACTTATTAATTCTCTTACGCTTGAGCAAGCTACCCAGTGTGAGCGTGAAACTGACAAGCTTATATGGATTGAAACCATGCTGCTAGATCCACTGGGATTGTCTCGAAGACATGCGGAAACTGTAGACTTAGCATTAGAGAAGATCTACTGGGATTTTATAGAAGAGACACAATGGGAAAAGAACGCAGATAGAATGTATCACAATTAAACTAGGGGATCAACATGCTAGATAAATGCTTAGATATCATACTTGCCATTGCAATCGGTTTATGCTTATGCATGGGCTTGCTTGCATACTTTGACGTACTTACAAAATAAACTAGGGATATACCATGCAAATTAAACTGTTTTCAAATAGTGCTCAAAAATTCAAAGCTTTGCAAGGGCTTGCAATAGCTATTCAAGGTGGCACGCAAGATAGTGCCATGCAAGCATTAAAAACCTTGCAAGCTTCTAGCATGTTCACCGGCAAAGGGTGGCAAGATAACTTTGCAAAGCTTGAGCATACATTTAAAACCTTAGATCCAAGTTATAGTGTATTTTCTTTGAACGGTAATTCTAAGTTGCCGTTCGTATCATTTTCAAGCTTGCCCGGTGTGACATGTCCGGGAGCGGGTGAATGCTTAGAATTCTGCTATAGCTTCCGTGCATGGCGTTATCCCGCTGCATTCATGAGACAAGCCCAAAATGCATACTTGATGCGCTATGCTCCCGATTCTATTGTCAAAGCTTTGCACATTGTAGATGCATCGTTTAAGGGTTCACAATATGACGTGCGTCTATACGTTGACGGTGATTTTAGCAGCGACAATGACGTGAAATTTTGGTTCGATCTAATTAAAACCGTGCCCAATGCAAGGGTTTACGGTTATTCAAAAAGCTTCAATCAAATTATGTCTTATGCGGGTGATCTACCGTCTAATTATGTATTAAACGTATCCGGTGGCCACAATTCAAGCATTGATACAGTGAAAACGGTTAAAGCATTGTCAATTACTAGGGGCGAATTTATTGCCGTTCGTATAGGCAAAAAGGTTCGCTCAAGTGATCACGGCAAGCCGGAAACCGTCAAAGCTTTAAGACAAGCATTCACGGGCAAAGCTTTCCCATGTCCGGGGACATGCGGCACGTGCACCGGAAAAGGCCATGCATGCGGCATGCAAGCTTTGAAGGGCGTGCCCATTATCATTGCCATGCATTAATGATGCTAGATTCTAGAATGTAGCGCATGCTTATACGTGCGCTATGTCCTACAATCTGTAGGTTTTTAATCCAAAGTAAGGGTAATTAAAATGTTGACTATTGAAGCAAGCAAAACCGTTCGCCCATTGCACGTGATTGCACGTGATATCTATCAAGCATGGCCTAAGGTCAATTATGCTGCAAAACCGTACTTAGAAGCAATGCGAGATCTATCATCGATCAACGATCGTTATGGTTATGATGATGCAAGATCTATTGTCTTATACTTTTTGTCTAATGCTGCAAGCTTTAAGGGTGATACAGCTAAGCTTTTAAAGCTTGAATTGAAGGCTATTGCAGGGATCAAATAACATGTTAAAACGGTTTACTAAACTACAAAAAACCCGCATTGTAAACAACATTGTAAGGGCTTGCACGGATCCCGACAAGCTTAATAAGCAAGGCTATGATTTTCTATATCTTGCAAGCGGGTTTATAGCGCATTACAATTTAAAGGGCTTTATTGGGCACTATTCCCAATGGCATAGCCTTAGAAGTGACATTCTAGAAAATCAACGGTACAATCAATGGCACAATTTTGGCGTGAATGACAATGATTTTGGCTATTACATGGATAAACGTGCGATCTACAATGCAATTTGCATTCAATTGAAAGAGGGTGAATAACATCATGCTACAAATAAACGATTACAAGCGCAAAACCAAAGAACAGTTGCGTTATATCATTGACGATGCTACATTGGCGGCAAGGGCTATGCAATCAATTGGCAATAGTGCTGCAGAGGGCAAGTATCGGGATCAAGTAAACGATGCATGCTCCGAGCTATATAAAAGGTCTATTAAGGTTTTAAGGGGAAAACGAGCATGATAAAACGTATGCGGGCAAGGTTTAAGGGGCTATGCTGCAGATCCGGTGCATGTATCAACATTGGCGATGAAATTATGTATGATACAGTGACACGGCAAGCATGGATAACAGTGGACAATGACAGATAAGGATTAAAATGAATACTAAACTACTAAAACACTCACGTGAACTATTCAAGTCTTATGACGTACCCGAACACGTAAGGCGAAGCTATCGTCTAAAGTGGGTGAAATCAATTAGAAATCTAGGTGATAAGTGGCTATTTGCCCATCATGTTCAACGGAAGGAACCAACACAATGACGATCGACACAATAACCTTTCACTTTGTAGGTCAATTAGAGGACTCAGGGGCTATCGTTGACGTTCAATGTCAGATTGACGAAGATGGTGACTGCAGGGACTTAGATTCTGCAATGTATCAAGGCATCAATGTACTAGATGTGATCTCACACGATCAATGGAAAAACCTTGAATGGGAGGCATCAAAGAAATATAAACTGGAGCACAATGAACAGTTGACCATTGCTCACGATCAAGAGTGTGCTTTGGAGGCCGTCTATGGCCTCTCTAAGCCTTCATTGACTATTAGGTAAGGATATTAATACCATGTACTACACAAAAGGCTCTGTTGTGGGTCACTCAGACGAATCTAAGACTGAGGTTATTAGGTTTGAATTTAACTGTTTAATGACTGACGATGACTTAGAAAAGGTGTTACAGTCAGTTAGGGATCAATTCAACAGTATTGGTGAACCTTTACACTTTAAATTAACCCTTGAAAGCGAGGACTTTTAAATGATCTCAGATGTTGACTTAAAAGACTGGATAAAGGAACCAAAGAAAATGAATGAATATTGCTTTAAAGTAAGTGAGACAATGGAAGTATGGGTCTATGCCAGCAATGAGGAAGAAGCTGAAAGCATGGTCTATGAGCAGCTTGGGTATGACCCTGAGGAAATGGACTTGATTGAAGTCAGGGAGGATGTATGAAATGCTTATGTTGCGATAGGATACTGACAGACTATGAAAGTACACGTAAACACGCAGTGACAGGGACATTTATTGACCTATGCCAGCAATGCTTTAAGACTGTACAGGCTGACTCACATCTGCCTACAAAGGACAGGAAAGACCTTATATCCTCGGATGATATTGATGACAGTGCTGAGACTGAGGAACAGGATGACTGTCACGTTAGCGACACCAACATTGAAGGAGAGCATTGACAAACTGTACAAAGTGTGCTACCCTAACTTTAAAGATACTACAAAGTATCTAGGATGATTCATAGAAGTTAAATACACTATATAAGTATTATTTAAGTAATATACTTATAAAGACTTTAAAGTAGACAACAACCCTTGAAAGGATAATTTTATGTCTATAGAACTGTTTGATGATGATGTTGACATGGACTTGGTACAGTATGAATGCTGGTATTGGTCTGTCATTGATAGCATGGCTGAATTAGTTATGAACAATGGTCGTGATAAGGTTATGTCTCATGTTGCTGAGGCAGTCTTAAACAAGGCTCATAGCGGTCACGTAGCAGCTCAGGAAGACCCCTTCGCATGGTGATGGCTATCTTTGTCACTATCGTAACTTTAATTAAACTTGTACTAAGCAAGTGAACAACGAGAACGTAAAATGAACATTGATGAGAATAAACCTTGGCCTTTCCCATCACACTTTGGTGATGCCCATGAAGATGATAAGTTAAAGGCTGATTGTCTAGCCTTACTGCAGGACTTCACAGCCTTCCAGCTTCGAGGTGAAATCTACTATGGCTACCTCGATGTGAAGGCATTGAAGGTCATCGAAAGCCTAAGGGCTGATGAAGAACTACGTAAGGACAGAGATAGTGAAACTAAATCTAGTACGTAAACAACAACCTGAGTCTAAGTTCATAAAGCACATACCCTGTGACTATTGTGGAAGCTCAGACGCAGGTGCACTCTACGACGACAATCACACCTACTGTTTTAACTGTAAAGAAACTCATTATGAGAATGAATATGATGACTTCACAGTTAAGCAAGATGCGGTGCAACCACGAAAGACCCAGATGCTAGACATCAAAGGAACCATTAAAGCAATACCTGACAGAGGTATTACCCAGCAAACCTGTGAGAAATATGGAGTTACACAAGAGAATGGACAACACTTTTATCCTTACACTGACGATGCCGGAACACCTGTTGCAGCAAAACTTAGACGAGTGGCAGACAAAACTTTCAGCATTCTTGGAACATTCACGAATGCTAGGCTTTTCGGACAGCAGCTCTTTCACGCTGGTGGCAAAGCAGTCACCATCACTGAAGGAGAACTTGACGCTCTAGCAGCTTTTCAGATGAATGGTAGCCTCTACCCTGTGGTGTCAGTCAGAAACGGTGCACAGGCTGCTTTAAAGGACTGCAAGGCACAGTATGAGTGGCTTAACTCCTTCGATAGCATTGTGATCTGCTTTGATGCTGATGAGCCGGGTAAGAAGGCATCTAAGGAAGTAGCTGAATTGTTCGGTCAGAAGGCTAAGATTGTGAAGCACTTGAGTGGCTACAAAGATGCCTGTGATTACCTCATTGCTGGTGCTACCAAAGAGTTTGTGAATGAGTGGTGGAGAGCTGAGGTGTACATCCCAGATGGCATCATCAATGCTGCATCACTGTGGGAAGAGGTGATTAAACCTGAGGCTAAGGCTGAGGCTATGTATCCTTGGAAGGGCTTGAATAAGCTCTTGTATGGTATGAGGCCATCGGAGTTAATCACAGTCACTGCAGGATCTGGACTAGGTAAGAGTCAATTCCTACGTGAAATATTGTTCAATATACTGAACACTACCAAGTGGAATGTTGGAGGGTTATTCCTTGAAGAGTCCACTCGAAAGACAGCTAGAAGCATTATGTCGTTACACGCTAACAAGCTTCTGCACTTGCCTGACACACCTACAACTGAGAAGGAACTTAAAGATGCTTTCGATGCAACACTTGGTACTAATCGTGTGTATCTCTTTGACCATTTCGGTAGCAGTGACGTTGACAATATTGCCAACAGAATCCGATACATGGCTAAAGCTTGTGATTGTAGGGTTATATTCTTGGATCATATTTCCATTGTTATATCTGGTCAAGACAATGGAGATGAGCGTAAGGCTATTGATAACATGATGACGAAGCTTCGTACACTTGTGCAAGAGCTGGAGATCACCTTGATCTGTGTCAGTCACCTTCGTAGACTGCAGGGAAACCAAGGGCACGAAGATGGAGGCAGTGTGTCATTGTCGCAGCTCAGAGGCTCAGGTGCTATTGCTCAGCTGAGTGATGCTGTGATTACCTTGGAGCGTAACAGCATGGCAGCAGATGACAATGAACGTCACATGACTAAGGTGGCTGTGGCTAAGAATCGTTACAATGGTTACACAGGGCCAGCGTGTGTACTTAAGTATGACATGAACACTGGTCGCATGGTTGAGATGCAGGAGGAGGTGCTATGAGTAAGGGAAGTACACCTAGACCTTTCAGTGTAGCTCAGGAGCAGTATGATGCTCGATGGGACATGATCTTTGGTCGTGATAAGGGTGATAAAGAACGTGATAGGCGTGAAGATGCCTTAGCTGAAGTACAACGATTAGGACAAGAGATTCAACCTGAGGAGCAAGACAAATGAGTGCATGGTTAATCGCTGTAGTTGGAGTGGTCTACACTGTCGTAGCTGTGGACTTACTCTACAAAGGGAATACTGGTCTGGGTATAGCCTTTGTAGGTTATGCACTAGGTAACGTGGGTCTGTACATGGAGGCTGCAAAATGAGCAAGTGGGTTAAGAACGTTAAGAATCAAGACGAAGCTGATGCTATCATTGAAGCCCGTAAGGAGAATAATAGACAGAAACAAAGAGCATGGGCTAAAGCCAACAGAGACAAGGCCAATGCATACAGGAGAAGAGCTAAGGAACGTAAGAGGAATACATTACTAGTAACCGCAGCAGACCCTGTAAAGACTGCCTACCATACTGACTGGAAGGGTACACTGTATCATTGCCCAGAACTAACGTATAGAGGAAAACATGATTGACGTAGACACAATAGCTGGTAGAATGTTGGACTTGGAGACTAAGTACTATGAAATGCAGGACAAGTATCAGTTACTCATTCACCACTATGAAGACTTGAAAGCAGAATATGAAGCGTATCGTATTGGACATCGAGACAACCTTAGATCACAACACGATTTGGATGGTGGTAACTAAGGACATTGACACTGGAGAAGTGAACGTATGGAAAGCAGCAGACAGCCTCGTGGAGTATTTAAAGGACGTTACATTGATAGTAGCCCACAACGGAATAGGCTTCGATTTCTCGATACTCAACAGGCTCTGGAATACGAAGATTCGCTTGAACCAAGTGTTCGATACACTGATAGCCTCAAGACTGCTAGATCCCTCAGTAGAGAACGGTCACAGCTTAGACGCATGGGGCAACAGGATGGGGACAGTTAAGAAGGTAGACTACAAAAGGATATGGGAATGGTTGATGGAACGACAAGAGGAATACAAAGGTGAGTGCTTTAACATTCCTCACATGGCTCTTCTGGAGTATTATTGCATTAGGGACGTTGAGGTCACTTGTAATCTTTATAAGCATATTACTGATGAACTCACTAAGAAAGAATTTTCACAAGAAAGCCTTGCTCTTGAGCATAAGGTAGCAGCTATCATTGAGGAGCAGACACGCAATGGATTCAAACTCGATCAAGTCTACACCACTTGCTTACTTGCTGACATCAAAGGAAAGATGGCTGGAATCTATGAGCAGATGCAAGAGAGATGGCCTCCAACAATCACACCAAGGTTCCACAAGACAAGTGGAAAGCCCATTAAAGACTGCATTGATACTTTCAACCCCGGAAGTAGAAAGCAGATTGGAGAGAAGCTAATGGAGTTAGGATGGAAACCTAAGGTGTTCACTGAGAAGGGTCAGGCCATTGTCGATGAGTCTGTACTTGCTAAGGTTCCTCTACCTGAAGCTCAGTTGATTGCCACGTATCTGATGCTACAGAAACGTGTAGCTCAGATTGAAAGCTGGCTAGAGTCTGTAGGTAAGGACGGTAGAGTACATGGTAAGGTTATAACGAATGGAGCTGTTACAGGTAGGATGACACACAGTACTCCTAACATGGCACAGATTCCTAATGCTGGAAGTATTTATGGCCCTGAGTGCAGAGAGTGTTGGACTGTGGAAGCAGGTAACGTATTGGTTGGCTGTGACGCTAGTGGCCTTGAGCTTCGTATGCTTGCACATTATATGAAAGATGATGAATATGTTAAGACAGTCACTGAAGGATCTTCAAAAGAAGGTACAGACGTTCACACCCAGAACCAAAAAGCTGCTGGGCTTCAAACCAGAGATCAAGCGAAGACGTTTATTTACGCATTCCTATACGGTGCAGGGCCAGCTAAGATTGGTTCCATTGTCGGTGGTAATGCTAAAGCGGGACAGAAACTTATTGACTCCTTTCTTGCGAACACACCAGCCCTACAGCGTCTTAGAAATACGGTTAGTAGATATGCGGGTAAGGGCTTTGTACCGGGGCTTGATGGTCGTAAGATATGGGTTCGCTCAGAACACGCTGCCCTCAATTCGCTCCTTCAAGGGGCTGGGGCGATTGTGATGAAGAAAGCTTTGGTATTATTTCACGATAAGACTAAGGCTAACAAGTGGCCTGTGAAGCTAGTAGCAAATGTCCATGATGAATTTCAACTTGAAGTTCCAAAGATATATGCTACAATAGTTGGTGAGGCTGCAAAGCAAAGTATCGTTGAAGCTGGGTTGCATTTCAAGCTTCGTTGTCCACTAGACGGAGAATATAAAATTGGTAACAACTGGCGTGAAACACACTAAGCAGATTATCTTTGACATTGTAGATGATAACTTCAAAGTCAAGATTGTAGGAGATCTGGATCTGGAACAGGTATACATAGTGCTAGGATCGGCTATGATGTACTTGGAAGATCTAGCTGAGGGTAACGTAGCTCACCCATTCAAAGAGCTACACTAAAGAAAGAGGAACGTAAATGGTATTCGATGTTGAACCTAATGAAGCTGCCTTCATTGTTCGAGTGATTGGACAACTACCAACTGAGTCAGGTGCATTCCCATTGCATCAGAAGCTGGTAGCTCAATTCCAAGAGCAAGAGAAACAAGTAGCTGAACCTGTAGAATCTAATTAAACTAACCTAAGGAAAATGAAATGAGTATTGATACAATGAAGCCCGTTAAAGTTGCTGGTGAAATCTTCTGGAGTAACTGGATGAACACCTTTAACACTAAGTTCAACGAGGACAACAAGAAGTACGAATGTACTATTGGTAACTTGAGTGATGCAGCCTGTGAGAAGCTTAAAGAGCTGGGCATCAACATCAAGAACAAAGAGAGCATGGGTAACTTTATTGTTGCTAAGTCAACTTACCTGTTCACACCTGTGGACGAAGAAGGTAATCCTGTAGACATTGCTAAGATGGGTAACGGTACTAAGTGCCATGCAGTTATCTCTTCATACCGTCACAAGATGTCAGCTAAGTTTGGTGCTGCACCATCAATTAAGAAGTTGATTGTGACTGAACTGAAGGTGTACGTCCCTGAAGGTGAAGAAGAATCAGAGACTGCGGACGATGTCCTCTAACAAGCCAACTGAGGCTATTGTAGATGCTGACTTTTTAGTTTATAAAGTTGGCTTCTCCAATGAGGATGAAGAGGAACGGTGGGCACTAAATCGACTCACGGAGTGGTTTACCGACATAATCTATATGCGTCTGAAGTGTGATGACTATAGAGCATGGATTACAGGTAAGACTAACTTTAGATTCGAGGTAGCTACCACTGTTCCTTACAAAGGTAATCGTAAGGATGCTCCCAAGCCTAAGCACTATGAGGCTCTTCGCAAACATCTAATGAAGCTCGGTGCTAAGATGTCTGAGAACGAGGAAGCTGATGACTCTGTAGGCATAGCGTCCACTGAAGGTAACTACTGGATCGTCCACGTTGACAAGGATCTAGATCAGTTACCGGGGTGGCACTATAATCCTGTAAAGGATGAGGAGTATTATGTTACTGAGTTTGAAGGCTTGTACAGTTTCTATAAACAGATACTGACAGGTGACAGAGTTGATAACATTGAAGGTATCCGAGGTATTGGCCCTGTAAAGGCTGATAAGATTCTCAAAGACTGTACAACCGAAGAGGAATTATATGCAGCTTGTATCAAAGCTTATGACGGCAATACTGACAGGGTACTGGAAAACGGTAAGCTCTTATGGCTAAGAAGAAAAGCAAACCAGATGTGGCAACCTCCTTTGAACTTGCAGGATCAAAGTGGCACGTTAACTACGTAGTGCACATGGATGATATGGGTAAGTGTGACCCTGAGAAGCAAGTCATATCTATCCGTATGGACATGAACAAGCAGACTACTGAGCAAACCTTCTACCATGAGTTAGTTCATGCCATTATGTTTACAATGGGTAAGCTCACACATGATGAAGAGTTTGTAGATACCTTTGGAGCTTTCTTGCACCAGTATCACATCACTAAGGAGTACCATGAAGCCGAAGCGTAAGAAGCCACTGACAGTTAGACAAGTAGCTTTGAAGCATGGGTTCAGGTCAGGATTAGAGGATAAGATAGCTGATAACTTAAAAGCCTTAGGTATTCCATTTGAGTATGAGAAGCTAGTGATTGCATATACGCAGCCTGAGAAGAAACGTACATACACTCCTGACTTCTTACTACTTAGTAACGGTATCATCATTGAGAGCAAAGGTAGGTTTGTGACTGCTGACAGACAGAAACATTTGATGGTGAAGGAACAACATCCTGAACTTGATATTAGATTTGTATTCAGTAACTCTAGGTCTAAACTCTCAAAGATAAGCCAAACTACATACGGGGATTGGTGCACTAAGCATGGATTCAAGTATGCCGATAAAGATATTCCACTGTCATGGTTAAAGGAAAAGGGTAAATGATTATGTTAGATAACCTAATTAAAGAACTTGAGAAGTCAGCTGATCTTCGTAATGCTTGGGATGACTTCACAGATGTACTGGTAGTCAGTAAGCTCAAAGAGTCTTATTTGAATACTATCAACGGTGGATTCAGTAGCCATCCTGAGGACATTGAAGATAACTTGAAAGTCAATGCAGCCCTTGCTGTTTGCTTAGGTTACTTCATGTACGTAGGTGATGCTAAAGCATTCTTGAAGGAGGCTGAAAGTGAACGTAAATCTGATTAAAGAACATGAGAATGGTGATGCAACATATCAGTTTGACCTTACAGCTGATGAAGCTCAAGCACTGCTTACCTTTGGTATCTTAGAAGCCATCAAAGCTGGTATACGTGAAGGTGACAGACTAACTGTTGAAGGAGATAACATTGAGAATATTAGTCGTGCCGGACTGTCAGATTAAAGAGGGTGTACCTTTAGAGCACCTGACATGGGCTGGTAAAGCCATTGTCGATTACAAACCTGATGTGGTGGTTAACATAGGTGACTTTGCAGATATGCCCAGCCTTAGTAGCCATGACATCAAGGGGAGTAAGTACTTTGAAGGTCTGCGCTACAAGAAGGACGTTGAAGCTGCTAAGGAGGCCATGAAGTTGTTGTTGGCTCCTTTGAAGGAAGCTCAGAAGGCTCAGAAGGAATCTAAGCACAAGGTGTACAAGCCTCGTATGGTGATGACTTTAGGGAACCATGAGAACCGTATCGATAGGGCTGTCAATAACAACCCAACTTTAGAAGGCTTAATTTCCACAAAGGACTTAGAGTATGAAAAAGATTGGGAAGTACACGGGTTTCTTCATCCTGTGTTCATTAATGGTGTTGGCTTTAACCATTATTGGCCTGTTGGTGCAATGGGACGTCCAGCAGGTGCTGCTAGTGCTATCATTAACAAGCTTCATATGTCTTGTGTTGCAGGACACCAACAAGGAAAGCAAATTGCCTATGGTAAGCGTGCTGATGGGAAGCCTATTTGTGCTATCATCGTTGGCTCTTACTATCTACACGATGAGAGTTATATGGATCAACTAAGTAACAGACACTGGAGGGGATTACTTATGATGAATGAAGTACAAGACGGTCACTTCGATGAAATGTTTTTAAGTGTTGAATACCTTGGGAGGAAATATGGACGAGCTTGATAAGAAATGTAAAACCTGCTTTTATAGTAATCTAGATAAAGGTATTCATCCTTGTAACCATTGCTTTCAGTTTGATAGATGGGTTCCTCGTGATATGTACATAAAAGAAGCAGCAAAGCCATTAAGTGAAGCCATTAAAGAATGGGTTGATGGTAATGATGATGAAGCTGGGTATCAGAAGTGGAGTCCAGTTGAGAAGCCTAGACACTACACTGAGCACCCGTCAGGTATTGAATGTATCCAAGTTACAGAACACATGGGCTTTAATTTGGGCAATGCAATCAAATACATCTGGCGTTGTGACCTTAAGCAAGATGCCATTGAAGACCTGAAGAAGGCTAAGTGGTATATTGACAGAGAGATTAATCGTCGTGCTAAACATAACATTTGAAGAACTGAAAGAGGCTCTCAAGCGTTTAGATGAGGTCACACTCGTGGAACTGCTAGGACTTCAGAGTGATGACCTTGTCGAAAGATTTGATGATTTGATTGAGAAGAAACAAGAATATTTAATAAAGGAACTAGACTAATGACAACAACAACTATGACACCTTACCAAGAGTACATAGGAAAAAGCAGATATTCTCGCTACTTGGATGATAAAGGCCGGAGAGAGCACTGGCCTGAGACTGTTAACCGCTACTTTGACTTCATGAGCAAGCACTTGCAAGAGAAGCATAATTACACTATTCCTGCAAATCTAAAATCGGAACTTCAATCTGCAGTAACTAACTTAGAAGTGATGCCATCAATGAGAAGCATCATGACAGCTGGTGATGCTTTAGAGCGTCAGAACATTGCAGGTTATAACTGTTCATACCTACCCATTGATGACCCCAAAGCCTTTGATGAGGCTATGTACATCCTCCTGTGTGGTACTGGTGTAGGCTTTAGTGTGGAGCAAAAGTATGTATCTAAGTTACCTGAGATTCCAGTTGAGTTGTACAATAGTGGCACTGTCATTAATGTTAAGGACTCCAAAGAGGGCTGGGCTAAAGCCTTACGACAAGTCATTGCCTTGTTATACGCTGGAGAAGTGCCTAAGTGGGATGTTTCGGGTGTACGTCCGGCAGGAGCGAGACTCAAGACTTTCGGTGGAAGAGCATCAGGGCCACAACCGCTTGTTGACTTGTTCAAGTATGTGGTTGCAAAGTTCCGTGGAGCAGTTGGACGGAAGCTCACCTCGCTTGAGGCACACGATATTCTATGTAAGGTCGGAGAAGTCGTGGTTGTTGGTGGTGTACGACGATCAGCAATGATCTCTCTGTCAGACTTGAGCGATGACCGTATGGCTCACGCTAAAGCTGGTAACTGGTGGGACGGTAATGGTCAACGTGCCTTGGCTAACAACAGTGCCATCTACGAAGTTAAGCCTGACGTAGGTAAGTTCATGCGTGAGTGGTCAAGCATTTATGAATCACATTCTGGAGAGCGAGGCATCTTTAACCGTTATGCAAGTGAACTTCAAGCAGCTAAGAGTGGACGTAGGGAATTGGGTAAAGAGTGGGGTACAAACCCTTGCAGTGAGATTATCCTTAGACCTTATCAATTTTGTAATCTGTCTTCTGTTATTGTTCGGAGCGATGATAGTGTGGATACTCTACGGAATAAAGTGCGCTTGGCTACTATTCTGGGGACTTTTCAATCGACGATGACTAACTTCCCGTACCTTCGTAAGGTGTGGCAGACAAACACTGAAGATGAGCGTTTGTTGGGTGTGTCTATGACTGGTATTTTGGACAATGCTTTGCTCAATGACCCTGATAACACTGAGTTGCCAGCTATCTTGGAAGGACTTAAAAATGTTGCTATTGACATTAACGCTCAGTTTGCTGACGCTATCGGTATTAATCGTAGTGCTGCCATTACTGCCATTAAGCCAGAGGGAACTGTCTCTCAGCTTACAGGGACTGCTAGTGGTATCCACCCTCAGCACAGTCAGTACTTTATTCGTCGTGTTCGGTCTGATAACAAAGACCCTCTGACTGCATTCTTGAAAGAGCAAGGGTTCCCGTCTGAGTTGTGTGTGATGAAGCCAGATAGCACAACTATCTTTAGCTTCCCAATGCGAGTTGAGAAGGGTGCTGTACTGCGTGAAGACTTGAATGCTATCCAACACTTGAAACTGTGGTTACTGTTCCAGCGTCACTACTGTGAGCATAAGCCTTCAGTGACTATTTCAGTGACTGAGACTGAGTGGCCTGAGGTTGGAGCATGGGTGTGGAATAACTTTGATGAGATTACAGGTGTGAGCTTCTTACCGATGGATGGTGGAACATACCGACAAGCTCCTTATGAGTCCATGACTGAAGAAGAGTATCATGCAATGGTTGCTGCTATGCCAGCTGGTATTGATTGGGATAAACTGGTTGAAGGTACTGACAATGTAGAAGGTGCTCAGACACTGGCTTGCACCGCTGGTGCTTGTGAGATATGATACTTGACTTTGAATTCAAGACTGGATTAGTCTTTGGTATAGAAGCTGATGAACTCTACATCATGGATGAAAATGATAAGATGTCAGAGGAAGCTAACCAAGTCATCTACTTACATATAGGCTTTATAACAATAGCTTTTATATTCTAACTAAAAAGCCCTTAGGAGATAAAACTCTTAAGGGCTTTTCTGTTATTAGCTCAGTACTTCTAGAGCATGGTTGATATGTTTTATTCTATCCTCTAGACCTATCGTACCTCCATTGATACGCTTAGTCATTGTTACGAAGTCACCACTATCAGCATACTGGTTAAGCCTATGTGTTTGCCAAAACCATCCAGCTGTTTGAGCTGCATACATTGGTGTACGAACTAACTCAGGCTGCATGATAAAGTCAACACCCAAGGCTTGTCCAGCGTGATAGAAATTATTCATGCCAGTCAGCTGTAAAAATCCGGAGCCACGGAACCTGAACCCATCCCCAGAAGCTTCATCTCTGTTGCCCATACGATTACCGTAAATCCTATTGGCAATCTTCTGTGGCTGCTTCTCATAAGCTGCTGCAGTCTCAGGAGTGAATCCCCACACACGCCTAGGAGTTTGAGGAAACAACTTCAGCAGGGTAGGTGCTCTGTAGTTTAGATTCTCTTCCATGATGCGGAAGTTCCCACACTCATGACCACACTGACCAATCCATGAAGCTTGCTGAGCTGGTGTAGTGATACCAAACCTTTCAAAAGTCTCATTGAAAGGATCTGCAAGTGCAGGGTCAATCTTAAGCTGTCTTAGTTGTTCACCGTTTACCATTGACCAGCTCCCTCATTTCGTTGTAGGCTGCGACACATTGGGTGTGCTTGACGATGGCTTTGTCTCCTTCTGCGACGATGTCGATAAGAGCATTAATAGTCTGTCGCTCAAGTTCGGAAGGCTCGTCTCTGCTATTTCCTGTGGCAGGGGTGGAACCTGTGCTGGCTTGTGCACAACTGGTGGTGGGGAGGCGCAACCTGCCAGTGTTAGCAAGCTCACGCATAGCAGACTTCTTTTTAGATATTTCATTTTTAGCCTTTCTTAGTGCCGTTTCTTTATCAGCTAGTTTAGAAGCCATTGACTTTTCAATTTCACGAGCTTCAGCATTCTTCTTAGCAATCTCTATCTGCATATCCTGATCTCGTTCAAGCCATCCATAATGATGACCAACTTGATACGTACCGAATAAAGATATGAGTGCACTTATTATAAGCCACGGTAATGGTATTGGAAGGAACATTAGTCTACCTCTTTTCTAGCTTGTGCTATCTCTTCTCTATCCTCATCATCCTCTAGGTGCTCAGGAGGAGTCGTAGGTGGAGGGCCGGGTGTCCATGATTCATCTAACTCAGGATTCTTCCATACTGGCATAGCACCAAAGGGTTGACTTGGTAGGCCATAGGCTGACTGTGGAGGAGCGAAGCTCTGGTGAGGAGCATAACTGCTACCGTAACCTCCACCGTATCCTCCACCATTGCCACATTGTTGCATCATAGGAGGCTGTGGAGATCTAAAAGCACTGTTAACAGCTCTCTTACCTACAATGCCTCCAATACCACCCACAAGTAACAAGACAATATCGTTAAGCATCTTGGTGTATGCTTGGTCAATAGGAGCCATTGACTTAATAGGCTGTGTCACAAAGGTAACTGAGTATAGGAGTGCAAAGACAATACCTATTAAAATGAAAGTAATAGCAATTACAACGAAGCCCCAGATACGTACTTCAATCTCTTCAGTTGTTAGTTTAATTGGTGTATCGCTACTATTTAGTCTTATCAATTTGTTTCTCCAAGATAGGTGCTACAAGGTATTCAGGACAGGTTTGAGTAAACTGACATCTAGGTTTCTGACACTGTTCAGCATGGAAGTTATCAGGATTCTGACAATAGTATCTGTATCTGTCTTCACACCCTGCTAACATAAATAATAGAATGAATAATAGATATTTCATAAACCAATCTTAGATAGTAGGAGATTAACAACTTTATCCGACAAATCGTCAGGGAGAAACTTAAGGAAGCCTAAGAAGTACAAGGCTACACAGCCATAGACAAATATCTTGAGGCACATATCAAATGTCTTCTGGTATTCATTCACCGTCCACACCTGAGAGTAGTTTGACAGAAGGTCATTAACTCATTAACACCAATAAACACTAAGAACAAAACAAAAGCACAACCACCTATAATCATTCCTAGTTCATTCATCTCTTGTTCTTTTTGTTTAGCTGCTTTCTCAGCCTTCTTCAGAGCACTAAGCTCCTTAGCATCAGCTAAGTCCATGTCAGCTTGTCTAGCCTTAATCTTATTCCAGACATCAATCTTACCTGTCTGCATGAAGAGCATCTTGAGTTCTTCTTCAAAGGCTCTGGCTTGATCCAAAGCCATCTCAATCTGTAATGCAGTTCCCATGTTGGAACCTTTACCAGACTGCTTAGCCTGAAGCATAGCCTTTGTAGCTACACTCTTAGCATCAAACATCTTGCCAATCATGGGTGCAAGACTGCCTAGGTCATTGGCTACTTTACTAGCCTTCTTGACCATACTAATTGCTGACTGTATACCCGCTAGAGCTGTTAGAGGATCAATCATTTCTTGTCTGCTTTCTTCCATTCTAGACACACGACAATACGAGTCTTATAGTCATCAGCCCACCTCCATGCCCACTTAACACATCTATCTGCGTTAGGGTCGAAGCCAGCTGTCGCTATAAAACTCGTAAAGATGATGAGAAGGGCTAGAGTTAGCCTCTTCATGGATACTTACTGTTGAGGTTCTTGAGGAACACCAGACAACATTCCTCGCCATGCCATATTAGGAGGAATCTGTGGAAGTTGTCCTGAAGCTATGTCTGACATCAACCTATTTACACCACGTTGACGTAGAGCACCTTGAAGCTTATCAGCACCATAACCTAAACCTGCTACTGTAGCTGCAGCTGCTGGATTAGCAAAGGAACCAGCAACAGTACTAGCTTGCATCAAAGCACTACGCTCAGGGTTCAGACGAGCCACCAGAGACAATAGAGGATCTCCTACTGGCCCTGAAGCTACACTCTTAATAGCATTTTTCTCACGCTCTGAAAAGAATCTCATCTTATCTTTATTAGCTGCTAAATTAATCAACTGTCTACGAATTAATTCACCCTCAGAAGCTTTAGGATCTAGTGCACGAGCTTCAGCAACATTCAAAGCATCTTCTAGCACAGTAGCACGAGACAAATTACGCCAGTCCTTACGTGCATCCTGTACAGTTTTAACAGCTGTGCCTAAATTACCTTTACTAGCTAATACATCTTTAGAACCTAGCTTAGTGATGTAGTTATCCAGTTCAGATACAGCTTGACCAGCATACTTACGAGTTGCTGCGTCTTTCTCTAACTTCAAGTCTACTAAGGCAGACCTCATCTGTTCTAGCTTAGTGAAAGAAACTCTCTGAGTTCCTACCATGTCTCTAACTTGTTCAAGCACTTGGGCAACAGGTTCATGTGCTTTAAGTTTAGGGTTAAAGTTTTCTTTAAGTAAAGCAGCTTCAATATTGTTAAAGTTATCTAATACACTCTTAGGCTTAAGAAAGACACCTTGTTGATCTACAGTTGCATAGGATCTTTGAGCACGTTGTTTAATCTGATCTAAAGTTATGAGAGGTTCACGCTGTGCAGTTGCAGCTGTAGCACCTTTAGCAGCACCTACGCCAGCCACAGCACCAGCAGCAATACCTGCAATAGCACTTAGAAGTGGATTCTCAGTAGCCTCTTGAACAACATCTGCAGCAGCTTGTCCAGCCACACCACCAGCTCCCGCAGCAGCTGTCTGTTGTAGTAAGTTCTGACGCAATGGAGCCAAAGCAGCTGAAGTGCCTGACATAACAGCCTGTGCTGGAACACTTGCCATCGCTGCTGTACCAGTCTGCACAGCTCTCTCAAGTCCTGTCTCAGGAGTTGGAAGACCTGCAGCAGTTAGAACATTCTGCAAGCCTTGAGTTGGTGAAGCCATTACTTGCTTACCAGCTAACATATTTACACCTGCAGCTACAGGCTCAGCCAACATAGCAGGAAGTGAAGCTAAACCTGTAATACCAGCACGAGCTGTAAGACCTAATTGTCTACCAGTCTCTTGAGCTAAGCTGCGTTGAGGCTTCTCAGCAGGTGTAGAGTAGTTCTGCTGTGCATAAGCTAGTACTTGTTCTTGTGTAGCTCCTTCAGGTGCTGTAATCTCATACTCCTTACCATCTGGAGCTGTAACAACGTATGTAGGCATTATGAATCCTTGTATTAAGACTTAGGTTTAATAGACCATCCACTTGGGGCAGCAGCTGGAGCACCTGTTTGTGGTTGCTTAGACTTTAAGAACTCATCCAATGAAAGAGGCTGTAGCCCTTGTGTAGTACGAACCCAGTTTGAATAGTGATTCTCAATCTTATTCAAGTTCTTTTGAAGTTCTGCTTTAGATTGTCCTAACTCTAAAGATCCTACAGTTGCTTGTAAGGCTTGAAGTTCCTGTACAGCAACCTGACCTAGAGCACCACCTGTAGGACTGGCATCACGCATCTGTTGCAATCTATCAAAGCCTAAGTTAGCTTTAAGAGTTACTAAACGCTGTTGTAAATCATAAGCGGTTGTACCGGGAACAAATGAAGAACCCTTACCAACAACACCTGTAGTCATACCTGTAACAAGACCTTCAGCAGACTGTACATCAGAAATAACCTTAGAAGCATGATTAACAGCAGCTTTCTTAGCTTCTTCCTTTTTATCTTCCTTATCTGTCTGCTTAGATCTTAGATCTGCTAAGCGTTGTTCAGCAAGTTCTCTTTGAACACCTGTTAGAGCCGACCTAGAAGAGGCACTAAAAGCAGCCATTTGTTGTTTAAACTCTTGGTCACGTTGCTTTTCAATAGCCCGTTGCTCAGCCTTCTCACGCTCTAGTTCAGCTTTAGCAATACGATTAGCTTCTGCTGTAGACCTACGTTCTAATGTTTTAAACATGTCATCAGGCTTACCATACTTACGTACAATATTTTCAACAGCTTTATCATCAGCGTCAGGAGGTAAGGCAGCTAGTTCAGCACGTAACTGTTCATCCTTAGCTTCACCACTGAGTATTTTACCTTGTTCAGCTAAATACTTAGCAGCTTGAGCTTCTTGTGTCAGTGTTTGAGCTTTCTGTGTAGTTGTCTTAGCTTGCTCTAACTCCATAGCCTGAGCTTGCTGCATTACACGCATACCCAATTCAGGATTAGTGGACTGTAAAGCCTGAGCCATCTGCTTCAAACCTTCAGGTGTATTAGTATCAAACTGTGAAGCCAACTGACGAAGCATAGTAGCTTGACGCACTGCAGGGTCTTGTACATCCACTCCAAAAGCACCAGCTAAGCCACGACCTAAGTTAGCACCGCCTTTGTAAGCCATCGAGCCAAGTTGCTGGTCAGGAGTCAACTGAGCAAACTGCACAGCTCTAGCTTGAGTTGCTTGTTGTTGCATTTCCTCAGGAGTACCCATGCCTCCAAACAAACCTTGAATTGATTGTATAGCCATTATTTATTCCTTAACCTTGTTGGAAGTATGGGTTAATAACAGCATTGTAATTAACACCACCAGTATTACCACCACCTGTTAAACCTGCAATGAGTTGACTAATAGGATCTGTTAAGCCAGCTACAGTACCTTGCAAAGCTGCACGTTGAGCTTGGTTAGCAGTTGACTGTCCTGCTGCATATTGGTTAGCTGCTGCTTGAGCTGAAGCAGCTCCTGCTGAGCCTAAAGCTGAACCTTGAGTCAAAGCATTCAGACCTTGATTCTCTAAGTTTATAGCTTGTTGAGCATAATTAGTGTACGGAGCAAGAGCCTGTGTTTGTAATCCAAAACCTTGACCTGCTAAGTTCAATCCACCAGTCATCAATCCTTGACCGAATGTAGCTTGTTGTTGACCAGCAATCTGAGCCTGAGCAGCCAACTGAGCATCTTGCTGAGCTTGAGCATTGTAGTATGCAGCCATCTGAGGATTAGTAGCTTGCAAGCCGGGAGCACCTGCAGTGTAGCCTGACATTGTTCCACCAGTGGCTAGACCTAAACGACCTTGCTGTTGCTGCTGGTTAGTCAAGTTAGCCAATGCTTGTTCACGACCGGGAGCTAATAGTTGTTGCTGCTGAGTCAAGTATTGCTGAGCTTGTGCTTGAGGTGTCTGAGCTACGTAGCCTTGACCTAAATTAAACAACCCTTGAGCTGCAGTATTAACATTAGGCTGGAATGCCTGTACAGCTTGAGCCTGACCTAAACCAGTACCAGCTAAGCCCATCAAACTTTCACGAGCTGCAGCTACGTCAGGAGCTACTTGGTAGCCAGCACCTGTTAGTTGTCCAGTTGTAGGGTCATACTGAAAGCCTGATTTACCAAACCTTGTAGTAACTCCTACAGGTCTGAATTGAGCCATCTGTGCAGCTGTCTGAGCTGATGATGCAGCGTTACCAGCTGCTTGGTTAGCTGCATAATTAGTGCCTAAAGAACCTATGGCACTAGCACCAAGGTTCCCTAGTAAAGTTGTGTAATCAATAGCCATATTAGTATGTGCCTCCGTCCACGGTTGCTGTAAATGTTCCTGAAACTGTTAAGTTAACAGCTGTAATAGTTCCAGTGAATGTTGGGTTAGCCTTATCAGCTTTAGAGTTAACTGCTGATTGAATAGCTGAAAACTCAGTATCAATCTCAGTGCCCTTTACAAGCTTACTTGGGTTTCCTGTAGACAATGAGTCTTTGATTGCAAAATCTGTACTCTTGGTGTAATTACTCACATTAATCTCCTAGTTATCTGATACGTCCAGCTTTGACATAGCAGTCAAGCTTTTGTAATGAAATCTCAAAACCATTAACATCTAATTCCATGCCAATCTGTAAGACATTACCTGAACCACTTGCTTGAATCTTCTGGTTATCAAATACAATACCTGCAGTGTATTCACCAATGTTATATTCAGCAATACCATACTCAGCTATTGATGAACTACCTAATGCAATGGTTCTAGACTGGTATGCAGCACTGTAATCAAAGCCATACTTAATAAATACTGTAGCTGAGTTACCACCAATGAATGTTAAGTTAATCTTCTTTAACATCTTCAAAGCTGTAGGGCTACCAAAGTCAAAGTAGTTAGTATAGTATTGTACTCTATAAGTCTCAGCACTGTCAAGGTTTGTATTGTATTTACCAATAAAACCATCTTGTCCTAGCAATAAATCTTTATTACGAGTGTAGAAGAAAGCTCTAGGAGTAATGTTATTCCACGTTGTAGTCTTAGCTGCACCATTCTGAAGCTGTCCTCGCATATCAAAGCAATAGACAGTATTAACAGTGGGTAAAGACAATAGGTAGAAGGCATCCTTGTCTGAATATACAGCCTTAATATTAATTGCAGTCTCAGAAGATAAATCCTCTACCAAAGCATCCTTAACATTCAAGCTTAACTCTCTCATTGGAGCTGATTTCTCTTGAATGGTACGCATTAATGAACGTACACCTGTATCTGATAGAAAGACAATATCACTACCAGTCTTAACTACGGAGTCTCTGGCAAAGCATCCAATACCTGTTATAGAATCAGATAATGTAATGTTATTAGGGTCTGTAGCATTGGAATATATCAATATCTGTCTACGACCAAAGATAATTAAGAAACCATTGTGTGCTGCCAGTGCTGTAATCTCATCAGCTCCTGCGGGCCATACCTGAGATACATCCAATGTACCAGCTGTACCTGTACTTAATACATGACCTGCTAAGAGGTCTGAGAACTGTACAATACTCTTATTGGTTGCATTGTTAGCACTCCATGTACGACCATAGGCACTGATAACACAGTTATTACTTGTTACTGTAGCTACATAGCCAGTCTTCTCAGAGATACGTTTATAAGTAGTTGAACTGGTTGCTGGGTCAAACACCAAAGGATTATGTCCAGCTTGGTACAGGTATAAGCATCCATTCAACGGAGCCATCTGCCAGTGGTCAACTGTAATGGTAGGGGCTGTACCACCACCTCCGTAGGTTAACTCAGACAGTGTTGTACCTACTAACTTAAATAGTTTGTTGTTACCAGCAGCTACAATGTAAGAGTTACCAGCGTTATCAATTAACTCACCAATAGCTTTTACATAGAAGCCTGTTAAAGCTGCCAAGGAAGAGTGAGCTGCTGACCATCCCTTCCTAGCACCAATACGTCCGAACCTGTCAATGACACAGTTCTGAGCAACAGTTGCAAACCCATTATCTAGATTGACAGATGAGTCTTGCAAGTTCAGTCCCATGAAGCCGGGAGCTTGAACTGTTGTTGTTAGCAGTTGTTCAGCCATTTACACAGCACTCCAAACTACTGAGTCTTCATAACGATTTCTCTCCAAGGCAATAGCGTCTGCCAAGGCTAATCTGTACATCAAGTAAGCTTCAGATGATGTTACACCTGAGTCTTCACCTCGCTCAGCAATAGCTTTAGAGTATGCCAACAGAGGAGGCAAGTGAGAGGGTATTAAGAGAGTATCTGAGTCATTCACTAGATCCACTGTAGGGATAGTCAGCTCAAACCTCAATGAATATACACCATTAGGATTAGGGTATAAATCTACCTTAGTATCACCGTTACTGTCTACACCATTATAAGCATAGTATGTAGGTGATGCTGGTGTTGATGTACCTAAGTAGTACATACGGTTAAGCCAGTCACGATTAACTGGTCGCATTGAGAAGTCATCAGTGTCGTTAAGTACATCACTGGTGGTGAATCTTTGACCTGAACCTGTGAGAGTATAGTTACGAGTGTTAGCTACTGTGGTAACTACAATGGTATTGCTTAAAGCATTCCAGTCATGGGAATCTTCAATCTCACGCTTAGAGTCATTAATCCAGATACCTACAAGCCTAGAATAATCAGTATCATTTACAGCAGTAACAGTAGGCTCACGCAAGCGTCTGAGCACATTGTTCACAACGTCTAAATACGTAGCCATTTATATGTCCTTTACTTCTTATTTCTACCAGTTTTTCTCTTAGCTCTATCAGCTTCACTCATGGCAATAGCAACTGCTTGGTCACGAGACTTCACCACAGGGCCACCCTTACCACTGTGGAGAGTACCACTTTTATACTCACCCATAACCTTCTTCATCTTGTTCTTAGCTGTTCTCTGACCACGTGTAGGCATATTCATGATATTATTCCCTCTATCAATAAAAGATTTTAACTGTAATAGTGCCTGACGTAAAAGCTGTTACATTAGCTCGTATATAAGGTGTGGGAGATGTAAGCGTTACAATACCATCAGCTGTCAAAGCTGTAGCTACTGTAGCCCACGTTGTACCATCTACAGAGCCTTGAACAGCTACTGTACCAATAGTAATACCTGAAACCTGTACATGAGCTGGTACTGCACCGTCTGTACGAATTCCAAGTGAAGCACCTGTGGCAGATACGCCACTTAAAAGAGTTGCCAATGCCATAGTTATTTTACTCCATTAAATCTGTTGTCAATAGCTAACCAAATAGCCCCGAAGAAAGCACCTATAATAATGATAGGTTTCACAGCTTTAGCGATCCACTCAAGCACTAGGAAAGCACCTGAGGCAGCGTTAAAGGCTTTGATTACATCTTGTGTATTCTTCTCTATGTTGTCTACTTTGGACTCTACAGCCAGTAAACGCTCATAGATGTGTTCGTGAGTGACTGGCTCGTCTACCATGGTTACTCAGCAGCCCAAGGTGTGCCAGTAGCAGTAACAGGATTCTTCTGCAAAGCAATATTAGCTGCCAGAGCATCTTCTGTGGCTTGTTTATCAACTGTTTCCCACACCCAATTCAATACTTCTGCTTCAGTAACTGAGGCGTATGGGATTGTGGGTGTTCCTGCTTGCCAAGATGCTGTGGAGTAGATGGAAGCCGTGTAGTCTCCATCAACCGCAGTTGCAGTCCAGTGGGCTGTAGAAATGAAACCATCTGCGGTGAGATAGTCAGTCTGGGTAATTTTCCAAGTAGTTGAGATAGTCATGATATTTTCCTTTTAAAGATTAGCGGCATCAAGTCGTGCCTTGAGTGATTCAATGATTGCTTGTTGTTCTTGGATTGCGGCAGTCAATGTCGCTACTAAGAATGATGTGTCAATACCTTGAGGCTTAATGTTTCCATTGGCATCTAGCGCATCTTTTGTACCAGTAACGGCTTCAGGAACTATGGCTTGTAATTCATGAGCAATAAAGCCTTGCGATTCTTCGCCTGTTTCTTTCCAAGTATAAGTGACTGGTTTAAGTGCAGATACTTTAGCTAATGCCCCAACCATAGGCAAAACATTTTCTTTTAGTCTGTAATCTGAAGTGGTTGAATATGTTGTTCCACCGCTATTAACTTGAATAAAACCTACTTGACTTCCCGTAGCGTTTCTAAAATCAAACGCATAACTAGAATTAACCGATACTTGTACTTCGCAAACATCTGCACCCGAAGTTCCTTTAGCAACAAATCTAGCGTTTGTGTTTCCTGAGACTGCTGTTGTTGTGCCAATGGCAAATAAGCCATTTGACGATATTCTGGCTCGTTCTGCGTTGTTAGTGCCCAATATTAATGGTGAATTTGAATATGAGTAAACTCCAACAAGACCACCAATAGCATACAAAAGAAGTTCTTCACCACCAGAAGCACGAATAGACTGAAAAATTTCTGCATTTCCGTTGGCAAGACTTAAGGCAGTATTACTGTTTCCAGCAATTCCAAGCGTAGTAGTTCCGACTAACAATCGTGAACTTGCATCCAGAGTCATCGCCTGAGTAAAGGAGATAGTGTTCCCTGCTGTGCCTGATGCGGCTGTGTACCACCTAAAACCGCCATTATATAAATCATGTCTACAAGCGGCTAAACTAGCTTTATATACATAAGAACCACCAGAATTAAGAAATCCGTTTTGAATTAAACCAAAATCAGTATTACTTATATTAAACAAAGAACCCGCAGAAAATTCTAATGCTCTCGTTGACAATGGCGTATACCAAGCACTCGGAGTAACTCCCAAGCCTAGATTGCCTGAGGAGTCGAGTCGCATGACTTCTGTCCCTGCACTTTGAAAACGATATGACCTCCCAGTGCCATAGATATTAAAGTTTAGAGATAAATCATTGTGGTTAAAAGAAACAATCCCGTTGTTGCTAGTAGAGTTTTCTGCATTGGCAAAGCTAATGACACCAGTAGATGTTGTGCCACTTCGTATTGTCATACCTGTATTGCCCGATGAAGCAATTACCAAGTTTCTTGCGTCTGTGGCATATGAACTAGGCGAACTTGTACCAATACCCAACCCTGTTGAGGTAAATCGACCTACTTCAGCATTGGAAATTTGAAAAACCAAGTTAGTTGGTGCTAGGGTCAGCATTGTGTTTTGCGAACCATCTAGGAAATTTATTCCATTTCCACTTCCTGATTGCAAATATAAATTGTTGTCTGATGACCTTCCAAATATAGTAGCCGTACCAGCCGAGGGGAGTGTAGTACCACCAAAAGCCAATCTAGGTGTCGTTGCAGTAGTCCCATCAAATGTCAATAAAGACCCAGTAGCCAATGCACTAGAACTAGATGCATACACCACACCATTAGCTGTGAATGATGTTAGGTTTGTACCGCCATTAGCAGTAGGTAAAGTTCCTGTCACTCCAGTTGTCAAGGGTAGGCCAGTTAAGTTTGTAGCAGTACCGCTAGATGGAGTTCCAAGCACACCACCATTGACCAAAGGTGCGCCAGAAGAGCCTACATTGACCGCTAGAGCCGTTGCCACACCAGTTCCCAAGCCTGATACACCTGTAGCAATAGGAAGACCTGTAGCGTTCGTTAAGGTTGCGCTAGTAGGTGTTCCAAGGATAGGTGTGACTAAGGTAGGAGAAGTAGCAAATACTGCTGACCCTGTGCCTGTTTCGTCTGTCAAAGCACCCAAAAGGTTAGCAGAACTAAATGAACCCAAAGAGGTAGCATTGCCAACAGAAGTGACTGCACCTGTTAAGTTAGCGTTAGTAGTGACATTACCCGCAGTCAGACCTGAAGCAGTGCCTGTGATGTTTGTGCCTACCAAGGCTGATGGAGTACCTAAAGCAGGAGTTACCAAAGTGGGGCTATTGGCAAACACCAAAGCACCTGATCCTGTTTCATCTGTAACGGCAGAAGCCAAGTTAGCAGATGATGGTGTACCCAAGAATGTAGCTACACCAGTTCCCAATGAAGTGATTCCTGTACCCCCATTAGCCACAGGAAGAGTACCTGTCACACCAGTACTTAGAGGCAGACCAGTTAAGTTAGTAGCTACACCTGACGCTGGAGTACCTAGTGCTGGAGTTACCAGTGTAGGTGAATTAGACAACACGACATTGCCAGTACCTGTAGAGGATGTAACACCAGTACCACCATTCGCTACAGGAAGAGTACCTGTAATGTCACCAGTTGAAATACTAATGGCATCCCAAGTAGCATTAGTACCATCAGTTTGCAAGTACTTATTAGCATTGCTTGTTTGTGATGGTAACAAGTTATTCAATGCTGCTGTAGCTGTTGAAGCACCTGTACCACCATCTGCAATAGCCAAGTCAGTGATACCAGCAATAGAACCACCTGTGATGGCTACAGCATTAGCTTCTTGATTACCTAAGGAGCCTACAAGCTTAACAACAGCTGCACTGTTATCCTTGGTATAGATTTTCTTATCGGTAACGTTAACAGCTAACTCACCCTTAGTTAAATCACCTACAGCTGGGATTGCTGAGGCTGTACTGCTATTCTTTGTAATGATTGTGCTTGCCATTTAAGCTCCGTATTGTGAGTTGTACCATGCAGCCAGAGGAGATGCCACATCACGAGGCACTGCTGGCATGAGATTGTTGTAGTTCTGTTGAATAGCTCTGTAATAATCTGCAGTATTCAAAGGGATACCTTGAGTGGGTAGTGCACCTACAGGCATTGTAGAAGTATTAGATGGTGGGGGTGTTAGAGCATTAGTTACAGCACCAGCACCTAAAACACTGACAAGAGAATTAATAACTGAAGGTGTTAACCAAGTTGGAAGTGTAGTTGGAGGTACTACTGTTGGAGTTACAGGTGTCACTGGAGTAGTAGGTGTTACTGGTGTAGTTGGGGTAGCGGGTGTTGTAGGAGTAGTTGGAGTAGTCACCACTGTCGTAGGTACTGTATATGGAGGAGTATATACACCTGTATTCAAAGCACCATTACCTAAGCCAATATTGCCTGTAGTTACACCTGTGTTAAGTGCGTTAGCTCCTACATTAGCTGTGTTTGTAAGTCCTGTTAAACCACCCACTGTAGCAGCTGTATTAGCACCAGTACCTAACAATTCAGCACCCAAGGTAGAACCTGAAAGAATACCAGTACCCACTAAAGGAGTTGTACTTGTAGTGCCTAGTAAATCAATACCTAAATTAGAACCTGATAATAGACCTGTACCTGTAAGACCAGCTAAACCTGTACCAGTACCTAATAAAGCTGTACCAAGTTGAGAACCTGTAAGAACACCAGTTCCAGTTAAGCCACCACCAACTGTGATGCTATTCAATCCTGAGGTAAGTCCAGCATTAAGGCCATAGCCAGCACTAGTTCCTGTAAGACCTGTGCCAGTACCCATATTCACAACATTGGCAAGACCAGAACCTCCACCAGTAGTTGCAGCAGTTCCTAAAGTTTCAGCTCCAACAGGAGCACCACCAAACAATCCACCACCATAAGCACCAAATAAAGCAGCTAGAACTACAGGGTCTTTAAAAGCTTCAGCTAGACCACCAAAGAATGAAGTATCTCCGCTTGATGTTGTTTGAAATGTATTTAAATACTCACCTGTAGGTGAAAAGTTTTGTACGTCTGTGCCTACGGCAACTTGGTCATTTACTCCACCAGTAGTTTTGTAAACTTGTATATTTTCTAATGGCCCAATGACTTCACTCTCTCCTGCACCATAGGTTTGATATTGGGGTTGAACCCAAGTATCACCAAGTAAAACAGCTTGATTGGGAGGAACTGTAGCTGCAGCACGAGCAATAATCTCATTCTCCGATACTCCAGTAGATTCAGCCAGTTGAGCTGGTGAGATACCAAAGGTAGCCATATCAGCTGCAAGCTGAGCATCACTTAAGCCGGGGTTAGCCTTCAAGTAGTCAAATACTTGTTGATTAGTGAATGCCATGATAGTTACTCGCCTTTTCTGTATAACTCAAACGTGTTGATAATATTCATTGTGGAGCCAGTCTCAGAAGTTGCTCGAACTTGATCGCCCTCTTCAAGAACAATATAAGCACCATCATTAAATTTAATAAACTGAGTAGTACTTAACACATAGTTATCTAATACGTAAATCTCAGTTGCTGCGCTTGAGTCATACCACACAACATCAATAAATTTATTATTACCTGAGTGGTTTACAACGTAACAAAGAGGCCACCTAGCATAGTAACCAGTAGGTACTGTAAACAGAGTAGTCTGCGTTGCAGCAGTAAGAACATTACCCGTCGATACTGGTTTCATCTTGTTTTACTACTGTTTTCTTAGTTGCTTTAGGTGCTTCAACTACTTCAACTACCTCAGTGTAGCCAGTATGTTTACGCATCTCCAGAATCTCATGCTCTTGGAAGAACTCTACTGTGTTACCAGATTGAATACATTTGAATTTCATTGCTGTTAACCTTTCTGATGTACTAGATTTAATACATTAAAAAGGCTCCCACACCTTATGAGCATGGGAACCTAGTTAGTCTACTTAGACGGGAACCACGAGGGCAACGCCACCGTAGTTACGCAGCTCAGCGCAACCGTACAAAGTATCAGCTGTGAACAATGTACCGAGGTACTCTTGTTTGTACTGAGTCTGTGAACGGACACCAACTTGCTCAACCAGAACCATAGAGTCTTTGTGAGCCATCAAGCACACACGACCCAAGCTAGTACCAGTACCATCAGCAGCAGACTTAGCTGTGCCAGCATTGGACGAAACGTAGACTGGAACACCGTAGATGTCACCAATCATGCCGTTACGGATGCTGTTAGCAGAACCAGCTTCACCAACGCTGTTGAAGGTTGTGAACTCAGTCAAACCCAAGATAGTGTTACGTACATTTGGGGGAATCAAGAAGAAGCGGTTGTCCATAGGAACATCGCTGTCATCAAGACGCTGAATTGTACGACGAATGCCAGCAGCTGTCAAAGCTGAAGCATTACCAGCATTGGTGTTAGCTGTGTAGTCAAAGGCTGTAGAGCCATCACCACCAATGAAAGCACCAGCGTAGCGGAAGTTACCAGCACCAGCTGTTGAAACATTGAACTGTTGACCCAAGTTCACCAAGTCAGTATCAACTTGACGACCCAAAGAGTAACCAGCATCATCAGTGTAGAACTGACGGAGGCTAGACAATGCTTGGGCTTCGACGATGTCCTCAATCAAACGTGAGTACTCGTAGTGCTTGTTGATAGAGATTGTAACTTCAGTCTCAGTAGCTGCAATCAATGTTACTTGTGTAGAAGCTGCCTTAGCAGAAGCATTGCCACGTGCAGGGACTGGAATGTGAACTACGTCACCTTTCTTGCCCTTGAAGCTCATCTTCTTAACTAGGTTAGCTGCAACCAAGCTCTTTTTGTACGCAGCAGCAATTTCGTCACTCCAAACTTCTGGAATAAACGTTGCTGCTGTGGTACTCGTTACGTGATCTGTTCCTAATGCCATTTTAAAATTCTCCTGTGAATTTGTGAATTAAATTTACTTTACCCTGCCTTCAGAGTACGCAGCCATAATCTCAGGTTGCAGTGCCTCATAACGGTCAGGATCTGTCATACGTAGCCGGATAAGGTCGGCACGACGATATACTTTCTTAGAAGACTCTCCAGTTCCTCCAACATCGACACCAGCTGCTTTAAGGTTCTGTTTGCGGACAGCGTTACCTGCATCAGTAGTTTGTTGTGTCTTAGATGTACGAATCTGTTTGAATGTAGAAATCAGTTCATCAGCTGCATTAAAATCATAGTTAGCATCTGCCATTGCGTAGATATTAAGCCTCATTGGAGAAGCTTTAACCCACTCAATAAACTCACCATCACGTACAACATCTGCAAAGTCAGGATGCTTCTTGTTGAGCATTGCTTGTGTCTGAATTTGCTTTAACTGCTGTGATGCCTGTTTAGCGGCAATTACGTCAGGATGATTCGCTACAGCACGATTAACGTGACTCTGCGGATCTTCAAAGAAATCAATCTCTTGTGAGGAGTTATTTACCTCATTTGGTTGAACTTGTTGTTGATTCTTTTGAGCTATGCTCTGTTTAATGAGATCATCAGCTAAACGTCTAACTTCACCAACTTCCTGTGCTTGCCTACCAATTAGCTTTTCAGCCTCTTGGTGCATACGAACAATGTCTTCGAGATTCTTCCCTTTGTACTTCTCAGGGATCTCTGGAGCTTGCTCTGCAGGTTGTTGAGTTTGTTGTACGCTTGTGGACTGTTGTTTAAAATCCTCAGCTTCTATCTCACTAACGTTACCTAGTTCCTCATTACTATCAATTAAAGCCATACCTAACCTTTCCCTGTCCACGTGTGGATTACAGGATAATTTCAAAATAAAATTGGGTTGCCTGAAGCTACTCAGATCCTCTCTTTTGTTCCTGCTTGAGCCTGTCAGCTCTCACAGCAGCCCACTTAGCCGTAGCACCGGGGAAGTCACCAGATATGGCATCTAACCCAATGGTAGGAGCTGAAATGAGCCTGATAGCGTCCTTACTACATACTTTGCATTTTGCAGTGGTATGATCGCTATCTACCAGCGATTCAGTTATGTGATCGTTAGGGCATTGGAAGTCGTACAACCGTTTCATTGTTGTAAGTCCTCATATACCTTCTCACACACAGCTTTACGCCCTAAAACCAATTCAAGAATATCTAACTGTCCTTTACGATAATAAAGTGTTTGTGTATCGTTGACAGTAGAAATATCGTTTAAACTAGCCTTAATCTCTTCAAAGTCTTCAATTAAGAAGCCCCAACCCTTAGTACTCATAGTATTAAAGGTTTCTTCGTAGTAAACTTGTAGGTCTTTTTCCATTT